ATCTAGAAAAGTTCTTGTTAAAAACTCTGCCCTATTTAATAATCAAAAGAGATCGGGCAAAACTTCTTCTCAATTTCATTCGTTTAAAAATTGGTCCGCAACACGAACAACGACAACGAATGTTTGATGAGATGTATAAGTTAAATCATCCTTCCGAAAATATGATATAGTCCGAGCATTACGGGTGACCGTAAGAGCGATACAACGAACACGTTGTATCCACAACACAACTGAATCCGTTTGGCGCAAACACCACGCAAACGAACGAAGGCAATCCTGGTAACGGTATCACCACGTCACTCGTCACGAACACATCCACGATTGGGGAATATGCTGATTATGCATCATTCTCTAGCATGTCTGTGATCACGGCGATCGACAATACCGTCGAGAATAGAAAATCGATGTTCTCGTTAAATTAGGCTATATCGGCGAACGTCCTATTAGGAAAACGCCGAGGGAAGACTTCCGCAAGAAGAACCCGTAACGACTACACGCCTGAATTTTACAAACGTAAAATATGACATAGTCTGAACTTCGTGAGAAATCACGAGAGCGTTTTTGTGAGCGATCACAAGAACCCAAACAACCCTTTGGTCGCAAAGGAAATGTCTTACCGTCTCGGACAGTCTTTGTCCAACCTGGTTCGTTATCAGGTTGACGGCGCTTCCGCTGTGGATTCTTCGGCGCTCGTTACTCTCGCCGCGGCTTCCGCAACTAGCTTTACCCCAATCTCAATCGGCGTAATTCGTGCACAGGTCCAGTCTTTGGCTGGCCGCTCGGTTCGTCCTTTCATCGAAGGGAAGAAACGATTTGCAGGAATTATTCACCCGTTTGCGTGGGGCGATGCTATCAACGATTCAAGCAACAACGGTCCGGTGGACATCCTCAAGCACACGCCTGAGGGTTTGATGAAACTAGAAGACCTGCCCTCGGCGGATCTCACGGAAGTTTTCGAACTCCCGGGAACCGGCGTGGACTTCTTCCAGACGAACTTGGTCACCATGACGGGTTCGTACAAATCGACCACAGGGACAGCTCTAAGGACTTACATTTTCGGAAGAGACGGCGTGATTGCGATTAACCTCGCGGGTCGCGGCGACACCTCTTACGGAGATGGGAATTACCGCGGCATTGACGTGAATTTGGTGCCCGTAAAATTTTCTCTGATTGACTCGAACCCTGAAACGGCAACGAGGCGCAAGCTAGCAATAGCAGCGTGAGAGACTGAGCGAGAAAACATCCGATTTGGATGATGCAACAGTCCGAACACACGGGAAACAAACCGTGTGAAGCAAGCAGAAATGCCTTGCTCGTGGAATGTTCCACGTAACAACAAGCAAATGTAACGTTATCCAAAACGCGGCTCCTAGCGTTTCGGACGCGGAAGGTTTGATTCCGGCATGGACATCCTCAACTGGGGTCACTCGCAAGAGTGAGAATTCTCTCTGATTGTCTTCAACCCTGAAATGGGAAGAAGGGGCAAGCGAAAGCAGCCTGAACGACTAAGCGAGAGAACACCGAAAGGTGATGCGATAGTCTGTTCTCATGAGAATAAAAATCATGAGAGATGAGCAGAAATGACTCATCCGATTCGAAAGAATCGTAACAATTAAGACAAGGTCCATTTTACCACAACGCTTCCTCCCGACAGCACAGCTCGAGTTCGTTTGATCGACGCGCTTTCCGGAATTAGCTAAACGATACTGCAAATCGGCAGACAATCCGATAGACAAGGGGCGGTGCTCACTCACCGCCCTAAGTCGCTCACAGTGAGGTGAGGAAATGAGTAAATCCAAACAACGCCTCGTGGAACACGCGGCGACTTAGTAGTCCTGTAGTTCCAGAGGAGATTCAATAAAATGGCAACACTTTCGCAGTACACTTTTGTCCCTCGTCCGATCAATAACAGTATGGTGGGCGCATCACAGGTCTCTCCGACTGGATCAGACGGATATCTTTACTACGAAGTTATGGAATCCTGCCAGCAAGCTCCAAGCCCTGCCTCAGTAACCAACATCAGCGCGAACCTTAACTCTTACCAGAGTGGTGGTGGTGCAGGCAAGCGTATCGGTATCGTAGCTTATGACTGGGCAAATGCTCGTTGGTCGTTTATTAATTTGAAGGCTATCGTATTTGTTAACAATGGTTGGATTAATGATCAAGGCGCAATCAAGGACTTCTGCACAGGCCTTGCAACCCCCCAGAACCTGGAAGAAGTAAGCGCGGATACTCTTTCCGTTCCTCCCGCTATCGCAAACATCTCAGCTGGCTAATCGAAGTATCTTTCCGTGGAGGACTCATGCCTAAGCAACCCGTACGTATAGGCCTTGGTACCGAACGAAGTGACGTTAATCCTTGGGACAGTTATGACAAGGAAATGGACGTTTCGAAAAACTGGACACCAGCCTTCGCAAAGCAAGTCGAAGAATATTCGAAACGCCGCCATGAAAAAGTACACAGTCAAGGGTTAGAAGAAGTCATCCGTCAGCGAGAAATGTCTACGGACTACGTGAAAGAATATAAGTTCTTTCGCCAATTCGAGGACGGACTCACTGATGAAAAGATGCGCCAGGGCGAACTCATGTTTTGCCTTGATTTTGTGGAAAAGCTTAACACGATTCTGCCCGCATACCTATCCGGAAAGATCATCAAAGGTCTTTCAGGCCTTTACGTGTACATGCCTGACGTTAAGGGAGGCCATTGGCATTATGTCTGTGGCGTACAGGCAAGCATGATGAATGAGTACTCTGTAATTTGGCTTGATGCACACGGCCTTCCACTCAATGAAAAGAAACGTGGGTGGCGCACTGTGCTTCTTAGGCTTATTCAAGGAAGCTTCATCACTGAAGAACAAGCAGAAGAAGTATTCGGTGAACCGACCTCTGGGCCAGTAAGCCGACGATACCGCGAACAGATTTTCTGGTTCCGGAATCGTAGCAAGACAGGCAACGTAGACGCTTACAATGCCTGGGAATATAACCAGTCGTAACGGACACCAGTTACCTACGGGTGCTGAATCCGAAACCAGCCCTACGGGGCCAGGAGCATTAAATGTCAGACCTAAAAGCAAGTAATACATCAGAGACGTTGCAGCCGAAGTTGAATGTTAAATTGCCCCCTACAGCGGAAGCAGTGTTGGAAGCCGCAATTCCAGAATCGCAGGGAGATATTGATCGTGAAACTTCTAAAATCAGACTTCAGACTGAAAAGTTAAAATTGAAGCGAGAGCTTCTTGAACTCGAGAAGCTGACTGATGATATCGAAAAGATTCGAGAAGAAAAATCAAATCTTGCATACGCCCACGATACCGTAGAAGATTCTATAAAATATCAAAAAGAATCCATGCGGGCAAATCAAGAAGCATGTACTCACAAAAAAGGTGGGGAAGCAACACAGCTGCTTGGGGGCGCCCCAAGCATGGGAGACAACGCCAACAACTACGCATTACTCACCCACACTTTTACAAGTGGAGTAATCTTCCGCATGTGTATGCGTTGTGGACGTACTTGGTTTCCAAAGGATCCCGATTACAACTGGGCAATGCGTCTACCATCAAAAAATAGCCCGTCAACAGGATCTCCGTCTCCAGGACTTACAAAACATCCGGAACGAGTTCGAATGGTTTCAGAAATTGAACATAGACCACTTAACAATCAGGATGATAAATTCAATTCTGACGGTCCCGCCGGTTACTAAATTTCGCAGTCGTCGCATCGGGGAGAGAACGTAATGCCAAACAGTTCGATTCAGCTTCAAGCAATTGTTGACTACTCTAAAACATTGCCCGAACTGAACGCCGTTCTCTCCACCGGTGGCTTCTCAGACCAACCCGCAAGACAAATCGCAAACAAAGTAATGATCGATCTCCTCGCCGGCACTGCGGGAATGTCCGGTCCTCCGTGGAAATGGAACCGCGTTAAAATCCCTCCGATATATACGAACTCCTGGCAACAGGACTATGCCCTCAACACGGTAAACAATATTTCATGGTTCGAGAATGGTGTGATTGTGGATATCAATTCCACAAGTCAACCCAAGACAAAATATCCTCTTGAATCAAACCGCGATCTTATGGAGTCTGATGTACAGTACGGCCAACCGGGGCAGTTCTCGTGGATGCCCAATGATCAATTAATTTATGGTACATGGGGCGGCCTAAACACTGGCGAAGGCACACTCTCAAATCCCGGACCCAATTCTGTATACGGCGCTATTCTCGGAACTTCTTCACAAGCTGCAAACTGTTTTACACAAGTAAAAGATCCCAACGGCAATTTCTGGACTCTCCAACCGACTACTGCGTTCCCTAACAACTTAAATTCCATCATTACATTAGGTAGTATGCAACCGAACTGGCCCACGAGCCCGACATATCCTACCTTTCAAAGCCCTAACATTGTACAGACCATCGCAAATGGTGGTGTTATTCAAGACGGGACTGCGTACTGGCAGGCTGTAAACCCTAAGGGCCAAGGTATTCGTCTGAATCCCATACCTTCTCAGACCGGCCGCGTGTGGCAAATTAGAACATTCGCGCAGATGCGCCCGGTTCAATTTCTTTCTTTGCAGCAAACGCTCGAGCCTATTCCGGATGACTTCTACACGTATTTTCAGAACGGATTCGTGGCGTACTGCTATATGCATTCAAATAACTCTAAGATTTCTTCTAAGTTTCAGCAGTTCTATGCCGTGTGGAAAGAATCTCTCGCCGCGGCGATCTCTTCGATCGATCGCGAACGTGA